AGCCTCATATGGTTTAGTCGTAAATGTACGAATTTTTCCACGATATTCTTCTGGAGTTTTGTCAAATGAGAATGAACACCTGCCACACTCTGGACCATTCACTCCAACCTTATACCAGATTGAAATATCCATCTGGATTTTTGCTCCAATAATATGTGTTGTCTGTGAAAACTCACCGAAAGATTCATCAATCATTTTTGACCTCCATACATAAATAATATATGAAGTTTTGAAAAATTGTTCAAAAAATTTTTAACCAAATCTCATTTCTGAAAGCGGCACTTTTCTGTCAAGTCTTGTATAATTATCATCAATAAGCCGAAGAAGAGCTGCCACAATGTTTTTAGTGTCATTTCCATTTTCTTCTATAAACTTCTCAGCTTTCATGAGATAGGTTGCACGAGTTTCTGCTTCTTTTGCAGCTTCTCTTTCAGCATAGATTTCGCCAACTCTTCTAAGAATAGCTTCTTCTTGTTCTTTTGAGTAGAAGTCTGGAAGACTACAATCATAATAACCAAACTTCGATTTCTCTTCAATAAAACTTTCTGCAGCTTCTTGAATTTCTTCTCTTGTCAGCTTACGACCTTGAAGTTGACTTTTCCAGCATGAATAGCACATCTCATTAACATAAGGCGCATACTGTGAATGAATACTAGCGGCTATGTATTCTTTTCCACATTTTGGACAAGTTGCTTTTGGAAGTTCAGGCTCAATAATCTGTCTGAAAAAACTACCCATATTATGAAACCCTCCATATGATACGACCATTTTTGCCAACAAGACGAATTAAGAAACGAAGCTCGTCAAGAACATTTCCAAGACTTTCAACATAGTCTAGAGTGTAGTAAAAATCACCGTCATTATGCGCAATCAAACGCTTCACAATTTCACCCAGAGGGCCTTCCATTTCTTCAGGCTTTAATTCACTAACCTCATCAGCAAGGATTGAACTGAGACGCACCTCATCACTCTGGGACCGCTTTGCGTCTTCTAATTCTCTTTCAATCTCATGCTCAAACTTTTTCAAGTCTTCATATGTTGAAAGGTATGTGTGATTTGGAACCTGATACTGAACAACTTCATCTCCATCTTTGTCGAAGAACTTACGAATGATAACTGTGTCTCTGAAGATATGTGCAGGTTCTTTATCTTTGTAGTCTGGATTGTATCGCAGCTCATTTAGAGCATTGTATGGCGTAGCAAAGACCAGTTCTGTTCCATCACGCAAAGTCAAAACAACTTCACTAAAGCGGAAGTTATCATTTCTATCGAGCTCTTCCATTTTAGACAATATGTCAAGAGTTTCGATTTTTATATCATGCTCTTCTTTGTCGTATGGCCAAAGTGGTGAGCCTTCTGAAACAGAGTTGAAAACACCATTTTGTCTATGGATTTTTGTTGCGAAGTTTAGAGCAGTTTGTTTTGCAACATCAGTTCTGTCAACTTCACATGTGTAGTATTCACAATCTCTGAAAACATCACGAAGCAAATAAAGGCTTACTGTCTCAAGCGCATCCTCAGATGCGCAATTGATGAAATTTACCCATTTTCCGTTTTCAAGTTGTCTTTCAATAGAAATGTCCAAATAACTGCTCATTTTTTATCTCCCTGTGCAAGTAGGCACTATATCGTATAGTCTGACCATATAACCGTTTTTTCGTAACTCATCAGCAAGTTTACAGATTTGAGTCTCATTTTCGGTTATTACTCTTGCTACAAGCACCTCATCTTTGTAAGCAAGAAGCTTGTATTTTGTTACTGCAATGCTCATAGAACTTCAAAATCATCCAAGTCATTCTCACCATCGAGAATATCCAAATTTCCAGAATCAAAGTTTTCGAATGCCGCATCTCTTACAAGTTCTCTAAATTCTTTAGAGTCTGTTGACACATCATCTGGAGCTTCTACATCAACTATAACCTCTTTATTGAAAGAAGCTCCAGAATTTCCAGCAGAATAGTCATAGTCGCCGCAGTCTAAATCTTCGTAATCATCATCATCGTCATTGCAAGCAACAGTTGCCCATCCGCTAATCTCTGCTCTTACTGTGTATTTTTTCATATTTTATGCTCCAGCTTCCTGAGCAGCGTTTTCTTCTGCAACTGTAGCTGCAAGGTCACGGATAACTTTACACTGACAACATTCCATAACTTTTAATGCAGCTTCGTGGTCTTCATTTGAAAGTCCAGAACAACCTTCTGCAAGAATTGTAACTTCAACATTGCTAAGAGCTTTCATTGCAAGAGCGTTGCTCACGACACAAATTGATGTTACTGTTCCACACATTACAACTTCATCGCCAGGCTTAATAAGGTCTGCCCAACCAGTAAAACCGAAATGTGTTTTGTCAATAACTTTTGCTTCAGGTGTGCCATTCAACTCCGGAACAATTTCCCAACCTTTTGTGCCTTCAATACAGTGAACAACTGGAAGATGTTTTCCCTCATTTGTTTTGAGGTAATTTTTAAAGTGTGTATCACGTGTGAACACAATCTGATAACCTTTTGCTTTGAAATGCTCAATCTGGTTCTTGATGAACGGAATAGTTGCGGCTGCTGCCGGATTTGCCAAACTTCCTGTTACGAAGTCATTCTGCATGTCAATTACAATAAAATACTTTGCCATTTTTACCAAATATCTCCTGTCTTTACAACTTCATTGAATTTAATATTAATAGCTCTTTTTGCATCTGGATACGCATCAAGAACTGGTATACAGTCAGCGAGTTGCTTGCTGAATACAAACCTGTCAAACAACATTGCCAATGTGTCACAACTGCAATACGCATCATATTTCAAGAAAGCTTGCGCCATTTCCTTGTGGCAGAAGTCTTTCGGAAACTTGTGCTTATGTTTTGTAACAAATTCTGGGTACTCAACATAGAACTCAAAACTGAGGCGAGCAATCAGCACAATCCAAAAAAATGCTAAAAACATGTAAGTTGAATTAGCCCAACCATGTGTCGCAAGATGGTAAATCTGATAGACTGGCCCAAATACCAACAATGATATGGAAGTATAATGAAGAGCATTGAAGAAGTTTTTAAGCTCAGCAATCATCGGATTGCTCGCAACCCTCTTTTTAATCTCTTTGTCCTCAGCAAAATGAGCGTCAGCTTCTCTGTTAAACTTTTCAACCTTAGCAGACCAAGGCTCATATTCACGCTTGTATTTCGCAAACTTTGTTCTGATGTCTTCCTGAATGTTTCTCAGCTTTGTGGCATCATTTTTGACAAGAGCATCCTGAAGCCGCTGAAACTCAAAATTGACGATCTCATCTTTTGTCATTTCAGACAACTTTTCATTTGGATTACGCATCAAAGTCCTCCTTATTTACAACTTTTACAAAGAAATCACCATACTGAAGAGTACCAGGGCATGGTAAGAATGATTGGCCAGTTTTAACCCATTCATCAAACCATCTGATTTTTGGTACCTCTGTAAAATGTTTGGTTGAGATGTTGTTGAGTTCCCAAGTTACAATTTTGATGTAGTCATTGATTGGGTCAGCAAACTTCAACGCATCATTCCACATCTTCTTAGGGCGGCATTCTGAGTTCCAGTTCTTCATACCTTCACGGTGAACAAGAACATGATAACCACCAGAAGTTCGTACAACAACCAAATTACCTTTACCGAAAAGCGCACGACCAACAATCAAAAGCTGGTTTAATACATCACGCTGTAAGTCTTCATCTTTCTTCACATCATCACTGAAGTCAAAGTCAAACTGTGTCCAGAGATGGCGTGAAACATTTGTCGCACGGCAAGTTTTCTTATGTTTGTCAATTGTTCGCAGTTTGAAGAGCTGTTCCTTGATGCCATCACTTCTTTCCATTGTTGCAGAGTTGATGAGGTCAGAAAGCATCTGGAAAGTTGCATTCGTAGTGTCCATCAAAACTTTGTGTTCATCACTTGGATTAACGTAAACATACAAAACAAGCGAGTTCTGAGGATACGGGTCACCAGTCTTAGTGGTCATACCTTCAACTGGGCATTCATATCTGTAAATGAAACTTTTGAACCAATCAAAGTTCCAAGTCCTGTCTTTACCACGAGATGTGATAACGTTTTCACGCATCATTTCGCCACGTCCAAGCTGAATGCGTTCACGTTCTTCTTTTGAAACCTTTTTAGCACGAGATGAGATACACATCAAATATGACTCATGCGCCAGCGGTTTTTCGATTACATGGTCAAAAAACCATTTCAATTCTTTTTCACTTTCTTCATTTGTGAAACAGTAATATGTTTTTTCCATAGTTATTCAACCTTTGTGATAATGAGATTTGGATTGTCGAATGAGTCCATGACAAACTTCTTAAATTCTCTTTCATCTGTAAACTCGATACAGTCTTCCATACCGCCAACTTCAAAATAAAGAACTACCTTTTTCATATTTTATGCATTCTCCTTTGCGGCTTTTACGATTGTGAAGTACTCATGAATTGCAACACTTCTTGAAGCATTTTCAACGATAACTTTTCCATTCTGGCGGACTGTCCACCAGCGACCTTTGCTTTCAGCTGTAAGTCCAAGTTTCTCATTTTCAAGTTCAATCTTCATATTCAGTACCTCTCAATCAGTGTGATTTACAAATATAATATATGAAAACTACAAAGAAAGTTCAATATTTTTTAAATCTTTTATCTTCCAATCTGAAATAATTTTTTTGAAGCCATCTTTCTCAAAAACAATCTTGAGACCATGCCTTTGTGCAGAAGCCAATTCAGCATATGCACCCATTGAAAATTCCCAATTTGAAAGAAGAGCAACTACATCATGCTGAGCAACAAGGTCTATGTCACGTTTAATGTATTCACGCCAAGCTTTGTCACCCCAAGCATCTCCGCATTCGTTCGCAATTCCTTCATCCCATTCAACTTTCGAAGTGTTTGTAACTTCATAACCCATCTCAGAAAGAGTTTTCTCAGCTTCAGCAAAATGCTCTTTGAAATGGTCTTTGTCCATTGTCATACAGCCACTTAAATAAACTTTCTTTTTCATTTGTTTCCTTCCACCAGTATCTTATTGTTTACATAAAATTTCTTTGAAAATATCATAGTTTGATGTGTCACTTCCGCAATATACAGCGAATTCAATATTCTCGAAAACGCCATCATAGTCTTTCAAAACATCAGCATATGCACGAGCAACAATATTTGGGTCATTCTTAAAAGCTCCACAACCAAATGCTCCAAGTACGAGATTTTTAATTTCGTGCATTGCTGCTATATCGAGAATTTTTCGAGCACGTTGAACATGAATATCATACAATTTTTCTGGAGTGATTGAAACAGCCATGTCACTTTCACCAGCGTTGCAATAATTTTGAGGTTTTTCACGTAAGTTTGGGGCCGCACAGGTAATGACATCAACAAAAAAGAATTCTTTTTCATCAAGAGTTTTGTAATCGTCATCTTTGATGACACAAACCTTTGGTGTATAAATCACTTTATCATCATGAAGTGGGTCTTTCATTTCTCTGTTTGGATTGTAAAATAAGTTCCAATTCAAAGGTGTGTTCAAACAATTGAACAAAGTTGAAACACGACACAAACATTCTTCTTGGGCAATTGAGCCTCTTGTTACGCCACCACCTGGATTAGTTGCTGAAGCGAAATTTAAGACAGCAGTGTTTCCAACTTTTGCCCATTTTCTTCCAGCTTCCATTGTTCTGTTTCGTGTAACTATAATATTTGTTTTTGGAAATGTCTTTTCGTGCTTTTCAAATTTACCACCTTCATGGTAAACTAATGTTTTTTCAATAGATTTTTCTTGCGAGTTTTTTACTTTTGGAGTTCTTTCAATGATAGATAGTGTATTTTCAAAAACTTTTATTCTTTCATATTTTGCGTCGTAACTCATAATACAAAGATTAATAAAAAATGCCGCTCTTTTTTGAGCGGCAATTTAATTACTGTTGTTTCAATTCAACATGCATTTTCGACTGCTCAATAGCTTCAAGTTTCTTTCGATAAGTGATCTCATTGATTGCCTTAGTTTTAGCAGCACCAGAACCATCATCAATTTTCCATTCTTCTTTGAGCTTTTCACGCATTTCCCACTGCTCAGGTGTAAAACGCAAATCATAAATTACCTTTGTCTGCTTAAAATATACAATAGACCAAGGCGAATATTCATTTACACCATAAGCTGGATTTACACGAATACGATAACCTCTAAAATAGATGCCAGTTGCATCACCACCAAGTGCTGGGTCAGCTTTAATTTCGCGTGTCTTTACATTATCATTATAATTCAAGTCAACTGAAACCATCTTAATTGGCACCATAGTTTCAATTGCTTTTCCATCTTCAGGAATAAGTTTAATTGTTTTTACAGGACCGTTTGGCGAAGTTGAATATAGCAGCATGACTTCATCATAAGGACGGTTAAACATAACTTCAACTTCGACTTTCTTAATTGCGCCAGCATTTGAGATAGCACCAGCACCGTCTGTTCCTTCATTCAAAAATGATGGATATGCAGGAATTAAGTCATAAGAAGATACATCTGAGCGTGGAACATCAATCGCCAAAACTCTGAAACCATCTTCTGTTGGTGGCAAAATCTTCAAATTGCCATCTGTAAAATATCCGCTTGTTGAGCCAATTGTGAAGTTCTCAACATATGAGATATTCTCATCACCAATGCTTGCAGTTGATTGTGGGTCAAGCAATACTTTCTCTTCTGCTGTCAATACAAAAACGGCAAAAACCATTGCCAATACAGCAAAAATCTTTTTCATGTTTTTCTCCTTTTATCTTTTTGCGACAAACTGTAACTTCGCAACTTTCTCAATATCAGATATGCTTTTAGTAACAGTTGAACCATCTTGATAGAAAATGTATGCTTCTAAAAATTTTCCATCTGCATAGAAAACTTTGAAAAAAGCATCTGGAATTCTTACCCCACCCTTAATAAGAAAAACATTTTCGTTATTCTCATAGATAGGACCAGCAGCAATGGTCACTTTCTGATACTTTTTAGCTAATTCATGTCCGCGTTTCTCATATTTTTTCCAAGAACCACGATTTAGAGCTGGAGTTTGAGGACACACATTACACATCCGAAATGTGTTATAAGAAGACTCTTTCGACCAGTCTCTATCATTTGATGGACACATATGTCCTTTATCGTATCCACTTTTTGAATATACAATTTCTTTTACAGAACTTTTACAGACTGTAAATTTAGAAGTTGTTCTATTATTAACAGCTTCACTTAAAATTGTGTCTTCAAATGTAAGGTCCCATATTACATATGCAGGATTATGATTTTCTGCATCGTACCAAAGCTCATATGTCTCATGATTGTGATACTCTAAAGCCTGTTTCTTTATTATTTCTAAGTTCTCATTCGCGAAAACCATAGAAATAAAAACAGACATTATTGAGAACCAAACCATGAAAGCCATCATCAACTTTTTTCTCATAATGTTTAATTAGTCTTAAACTCTCTAATTATTTTTGATTTCTATAATTCAAAAATAATTATCAATTTTACAAATATGAGATTAACTTTATTTAACCAATTCGTCCAATTCCTTAATTGCGTTTTCAACCTTTTCTGAGAATGGATTTTCTTTCAAATTACCAAGCTGCTGCTCATACGCCTTAATTTTGTCTTCAAGGTCGGTAATTTTAATGTTCAATCCTTCATTCTGTGTTGTAAGATTGGCAATAGTCTCATTTTTCAAAATGATTGCCTTCTTAAACTCTTCAAACTTTCCAATGACTTCGCCTTCTGTCATGCTTTCTTAATCTCCTCTTCTATTTCCTTTACAATTTGGTCAACCTTTGGTGAATAGCGTGGCTCTCCACTTGGGTTAGACCGCGTTGCAACTTTTACAGGATTTATTATTGGCTCATCAATATCAATTTTCGGCAAAGCGTTTTCTTCATAAACTTTGTCACGAATTGTTGAAACTTTGATTGGCGTTATTTTGTGCTCTTTCTTTTTAGAAGAATATTTTGCAATAACGTCGTCTGTATTCAATTCCATAAAATAAACCGCCTTCTTACATTTTGCTTCAAATCTATCTTGGTTGAGAATACCATCACCAGCATATGAAATATAAACCGAAATCAAGAAGCGCTCTTTTTCTTCTTCACTCTTCCATTTCATATAATGTGAAACTTGTGAAAGAAGCTTACGGTCAATAGTTGCTTTTGGTGTAAATAAGAAAATTAAATATTCCTGAACGATACCAGCTAAGAAGATGAAAATCACCATAAGCCATTCAGAAATTCCCATTCCACCAGCTTTTGCATCAGCATTTATGTATGCGGCCATCAATGTAAAAATCTTTGAGCTTTCACCAGCATCACCAGTATCACTTTGCCAATGTGCAATTCCTGATTGTAAACGTGAGATTGCAAGCTGAATGTCTACCAATGAACCATCACTCTTTACAAATGAAATCAATTCACCATCTGGAGTTCTGTATTCTTTATCAGCCAAAGCTTTCAAAGTTGATTCAATCTCAGACTTATCGTATGCGATGCTCTCTTCAATATAAGATGAGCTGTCGATAACCTCGAATTTCTTTGCGTTTTCAAGAAGTTTATTCTTAACTGTATATTCATCAATCCAGTCAATATTTGATTGTGTTACGCCTTCTGGAGCTTTTGAAACATAAAGTCTTTTCAAGTTGGCAAGTTGCGTTTTATAGTCTTCTGCTTCTGTGTCTAATTCTTCACGTTTTGCGCGATATTCAACAACATATTTCCATTTCTCTTCAAAAGAGTCAATAACACTTTTCTGCGCGTTTTTCTGTCCTGAAATAGAGTCTTTTTTCGCATCACGGTTTTCATTTACACCATCACGAACAGACTTTTGAAGCATTACAAGTTGCTCAACATCAGTTGCCATATTTTTAATATTCTGTTCCATGCTACGAATACCAGCGCCAATTGAGTTGAATGACAATGAAAGAGCTGTTACAATAGAAACAGCAATCAAGAATTTATGTGCAATATGCCAACCTATACGAGCCTTTTTTAGGTCATTGCCCCATGTCAAACCTTGCGCAACAAGACGTGTTTGAAGTTCACGAAGCATACCGATTTGCATAGCACACCAGAACTTTCCTGAAATGAAACCAACTGAGATGATTGTATATAAAACAGCAGCTGGCAATGGTAATGTTGCTAAATGTAAGACTGATTTTGAAAGACCACTGAAAAATGTCAGATCAATAAATCCGGACGCAATTGAAAGCAAAATACAAGTAAAAACAATTCCGCTTATCAAGATTGTTGAATTGTCGATGTACCGATTTCCCTTTTTGAGGGATATTTTTGGCAATGAAAATTTCTTTACACTTTTAACGTTTTTCACACTTAATTCCTCACTTAATAGATTAATTAGTAAAGGGACAAACACTCAATAAATGTTTGTCCCTTTGAAGCAAGGAAATTATATGTTTTGCTGTAACTTTTCGATAATGTTATCTACAAGTTTTACGGCATCAACAACTTCTGAAAACTTATGCAATGTCGGAAGCAAACGCAAAAGCGCACGCATGTCTTCACGAATAAGCTCGGGTTTATCATATGTGAACTCATCTACAATTTCATTAATCTGAGCTTCTGTTTTATCAACAGAACATGCCCAACCAAGCGGCAAGAATATTACGCTATCAAAAATAGCATTTGTTGCAGTTTCATAAAACTTAGCAAGATACCATCGGAATTTCTTGAAGTCTTCAATTGTTTTTTGTGCCTGCGAAAGTGATGCTTCACCTTTTGAGCCAGCTCTGTAAAGATACTTCGCCTGCATGATACAACCAGCAGCAATACCTTCATAACCAGCAACCATTACAGCCAACAAGTCAATACATTCTTTATGTCCACCGCCTTTCTCATAGTGAGATGGGTGGTTTACTCTGTCATTTGCCATCTTTCATTTCCTCTTCAGCAGCTTTTGTAAAAAGATTAATGATGTTTGGCAAGTCTTTGTTCGCTGAAATAAGGTCTGCCAGATGAATAAGCTTCTGTTCTTCGTCATGTGGTTTTGGAAGTTCAACAGAAGAATATTTGCTTGTATTCCATCTTCCCATATGAGTTGCGACATTTTTCGCAATCAAGAATGAAATAAGAGCATAATCTTTGCTTTCTTTTCCAGTCTCAGAAATAAGGTCTGCAGCCAAAGTCGCATGCTCAAATTGAGTGTGTGATGTGTCTTCACTTTTGTATTTGCAAATATCATGCAAGATACATGAAGCAATGACAATTTCACGATGGAACTCTTCATCATAGTAAGGGTCAGCACGCATCATAATCTTTGCGATTTCTGCAACAAGAATAGAATGACGCACATTTCCGCCATGTCCCATATCTGAGACTGGGTGGTATTTTCCACTTGACGATGCAGGATTTTCTGCATTAGCATCATCAGCTTTTTCAAGAACGCGGTTTACAAAGTTGCGGATGTTTTCTTCTTTCAATTCACGGTTTACATAGTCTGCGAAAATATTTACAAGTTTACTTCCCATTTTTATTCCTCTCTAACTAAAAAATATCCAGTCCAAATTGCGCCTTCATACACAAGAGATGTTATCTGCTTGACAATCATACCATCTTGTTGCATTCTTTTTGCAAGAAGGTCTGTTGCTTCTTTCTTAACTTGTTCAAACTTAATGCTTGTGTTGAACTCAGCTTTTGTAGTCCATGTTTCAGGAATATACACAGTTGCTATTGCTTTTTGCATTATTTCTCTCCATTTCCTTATTTTTTAGCAGTGTATTTTGTAAGCCACTTTTCTTTTGTCAAAACTGAACCATCTGAATCATATATAGGAGACATACCCCACTGATATCCAGCATCTTTCAGAACATAGAGTACGCCAGTATTTTTATCCATTACAATTGCGGCAGAGCATTCATCTCTACTGATATGTACAAGTTCAACAGGGTCAAAGAAATCTATAAAAGTAGCTCCAAGTTCTGCTTTGTCTGATGAAACATCTACAACTTTAACTTCAATAGGTGCATTACAACTTGTGAAAATGATTGATGCAATCAATATTAAAATAAATTTTTTCATTTTATGCTACCTCCAGAATTGAAAGCATATAGTCACTGTTTGAAGTAAACTTCTTGATAGTTCCAAGTTCTTTGAAGTCTGTATCTTCAAATCTCACATAAGGCCACTTCCAACCTCTTCCATGCCATTTGATGGCTGCGTATCCAATGAGATTTCCATCATAGTCATAGCACTCTGCATGAGACTCATCAAAACTCTTATAAGGAAGACCTAATCTTTTTCGGTAGCTTCCTGTAACGTCCCACCATGCGAATGTTTTACCAATTTTTTTGTAAAGTTTTTCTACTTCCAGAAACTCAGGAAGAACACTTTTGAAAGCAATTCCAGAGTCGTATATTTTTAATGCTTCAGCATAATTAGACTCAAGGTCAAGGCTGCCGAAAATATAGATAATTTCAGAACCGCAAGGAATTTTATGTTCACAAATAATGCCAAGCAGCCCGTCATTTTCCATAATTCTTGTTGAAAAGTTTGAAAACTTTTCAAGAGTTCCAGAAACCTTTTCAAGTGTAAAAGACTGGTCTACCAAAACTCTGTCAAGAATTGTTACAATTAAATTCTTTTTAAGTTTATCAGAAATTGTATTCCAAAATGGAAGTTCAGCACAATAATTTTTAACCAAGCCAATCTGTTTGGTAAAGTCAAGATTTGATACTCTTTGATATTTTGCCATATTTTCTTCCTTAAAACTTGAAATTCT